GTTCTGATCCAAAAGCATTAGACCAATACATAGCTGAGCATCCTTACTCACCTAATGAAGCTACACTACAAGTAAGTGCAAATTTATTTGATATAGCTAGTTTAAAAGAACAATATAATAAAATTCAAGTACACAATTTAGATTCTTTAGGCATAGCAGGAGAATTATATTATGGAGAGAGTTCAAAAATAAAATTTAAACCTAATCCCAACTTAAAGCCAGTTCATAAATTTCCACATAAAAAAGATGATGACAATTCAGGATGTGTTGTAATTTGGGAGTCTCCATATAAAAACGCTAAACAACAAGTACCTATTAATTTATACGTAGCTTGTCATGATCCTTATGGACAAAGTCAGTCAGCAGATTCTAAATCTTTAGGTAGTGTATTTATTATAAAACGACCAAACAATATATCCACTCCTGATGATATGATAGTAGCTTCTTATGTAGGGAGGCCATCTACATCAGATGAATTTAATAGAAATATGTTTATGCTAGCAGATTATTATGGATGTAAAATTGGGTTTGAGAATGATCGAGGAGAAGTAATTGCTTATGCAAAAAGACATAGAAAGTTACACAGACTACAAGAAGAGTTTGAAATGCTAGATAAAAGAGAATTGCAATCTAGAAAAGTACGACGACAATATGGAATGCATATGACAGAAGCACGGAAACGTCAAGGAGAGCTTTATATAAGAGATTGGTTAATTACACCTAGAAGTCAAGATGCTGAGGGTAATACATATTTAAATCTACACACTATAAATGATCCGGCTCTTATAACAGAATTAATAAAATTTAACCATAAAGGCAACTTTGATAGAGTTATGTCATTGATGATAGGAATGTATCATACGAGAGAACTTTATAATGCAGAAGTAAAAGAAGTTTTAGAAGATAATTCTGCCAATGATTGGTTTGATCAAAATCACTATTAAATGAAAAAATGTAAAGAAAAAGAACCTTATAACCCTCTACCAGAATACTTAGCGATAGGTCCGTCAGAAATTCACGGAGCAGGGATTCTAGCCAAAGAAGATATTCCGGGAGAGGTAGTTATAGGTATTAGTCATGTTTATGATCCAAATTTTCAACACGATTATATTAGAACTCCATTAGGAGGATTTATTAATCATTCTGAAACTGCAAATTGCGAGTTAATTGAAGATGATGATAGTGATTATAAAAAATTAAAAACAATAAAAAAAATAGAACAGGGAGAAGAGTTAACTTTAAAATACAGTTTATACGACATATGTAATTATTTATAAGTGTTATATTAATAATGTGCACACCAAAAATTTAAAATCACTATGAGATGTCAAGATAAAGTATTATATTTGTAAGTTAATTGAAACCAGTCAGAGCGGATGAATCAAGAAATACCAAAACAAAAATTAAAAAGCGCACAGAAAACTAAGAAGTGGGCTAAAAAATGTGTGGAAGCTTTTATAGGCCTTACAGACGGTACTACGTACAGTGTCAGTAATAGGCGAGGCGATTTAAAAAGATTATTTGATTTCTATAATGGAGAGATAGATGAGCATGATTACAACTATGTTCTTAAACCTTATGGTAAATCAAGAAAAAACTTTCCTTCAAGGCTTAGAAACTATCCAATAATAAAACCAGTTATTGATTTGTTGTTAGGAGAAAAATCTAAAAGACCTTTTAATTTCTCTGTTATAGTAACTAACTCTGATGCTGTAGATCAAAGAGAAGAAGAAAAGAAACAAAAAATTATGAAATCTTTGCATCAACAGTTCATATCTAAAATGCAAGCTGTAGGTCAGATGGAAGGAATGCCTATTGAAGATCCAGAACAAATACCATTACCAGAACATATAGTAAAAGAATTTAATAATTCATATGTAGATATGAGGGCCACTAAAGGTCAGCAATCTTTAAACTTTCTTGTACAAGCAGAAGAAGTTCACGATAAGTTTAGGAAAGGTTGGTTTAATTTTTTAGTAGCAGGCGAAGTATATACACATAGAGGAGTTAGAGGAGACGAAGTGTTTTATGAAATTTTAAATCCATTAGATGTAGATTATGATCTTGATCCAGATTTAGAATTTGTAGAAGATGGAGATTGGGCTTCTGTTAGAAAATTTGCACACGCGTCAACTATTGTTGATTTCTACCATGATGAATTAACAAGCGCAGAAACATCTCAGTTAGAAGATTCAACTATATATGATACAGAAAGTTCTATTTGGAGTAATAGACAACAACGTGATGGAAGAAATGAATCTAGACTAATAGAAGTTATAACTGTATATTGGAAGTCAAGAAAAAGACTAGGGTTCTTAACTTATATGGATCCAATGACAGGTCAAGAAGAAGAACAAATAGTACCAGATGGATTTGAAATGCCTGAAGGATTAGAACAAGAGGCTGAAGCAACTTTAAGGTGGGAGTGGACAAATGAAGTTTGGGAAGGAACAAAAATTGGTAAGGATATATACGTAGGTTTGAAACCCGTATTAAACCAGAGAACGTCCATGGATAATCCCTCTAAATGTAAATTACCTATCAATGGTAGGAGGTACTCTGACTATAATTCTAAAAACATATCCTTAGTGTCTCTGGGAATCCCTTACCAATTAAATTATAATATTTTTAAATATAGATTAGAAGTAGCTATTTCTAAATCAAAAGATATTATAGCTCAGTTTGATATTAACATGATTCCTAAAAAATGGGACATGGATAAGTTTATGTACTATGTAGATGCTACAGGTATTGCCTGGGTAGATTACAATAAAGAAGGAATACAACTATCACCTCAACATCAATCTGTATTAGATTTATCTATTAAAACTATAGAACAATATATTGTATTATTAGAATCTATAGTATTAGAATGGGAAAGAGTTTCTGGAGTTAATAGACAAAGACAAGGCCAAGTAGGAAGTTATGAAGGTAAGGCAACATCACAACAAGCAATTATGCAATCCTCTCATATTACAGAAGATTTATTTAAAAAATATTCTTCTTTAGAAAAAAGAGACTTACAAGCTATATTAGATTATTCTAAAGAAGCTTGGATTAATGGAAAGAAAACTATGTATGTTATGCCTGACGGAACATCAGAGTTTTTATCTGTAGATGCTTTATCTCACATGGAATCAGAATATGGAGTATTTGTAAGTGACGGAGGCGCTGATTTAGAAAAGAAATTAAAAGTAGAATCATTAGCTCAGTCTATGATTCAAAACGGAGTTCCTGCTTCTATAGTTGCTGAAGCTATAGATTCTGATAGTTTCACTCAAGTTAAATCTAAAATTAAAGAAGCTGAAGCTCATATGGAAAAACTAGGCCAAGCCCAACAAGAAGCTCAAGCTGAAATGGAAGAGAGAAAATTACAAATGGAGCAAATGAAGTTGGAGAATGAGAATATGAATAAAGAGAAAGACAGGCAAGTTGAAATTGAAAAAGCTTTGATTTCAGCAGAAGGGTCAGATAAATCTGAAATAGAGATGGAAAAAATAATTTCTAACAAAGCAATTAAGGATAGAGAAATACAAGTTAAAGAGAAAGAGTTAGAAATTAGAAAGCAAGACGTATTTATAAAAGATAAAGGCCAAAAAGAAGATGTAAGGTCTAATAGAGCTGATGAATCTATAGATGTTATGAAAATAAAATCAGAAGAAAGAAAAGCTAGTGCAGACAGAAACTCTAATAATACAGGTGAATAATAAAACTAGACTAGAATTATTAAAACAAGCTAAATCTTCTGGGTACACTGGGAGCTACATAGACTTATTTAAAAGTCACACTTCTAGTGCAGACAATCACACAGAAGCAAATTCAAAAAAAGAAATACAAAAAGGATTAGAAGGTGCGCCTTATGGGTCATCTGCTAAATTAAATTTTGATACTTTAGAAGCCCACTCGCTAGAAGGTAGACAAGATCACCCTGTTAAAGTTACTGCAGATGGAAATTATCAAGGAATATTATTTCCAGGAGAAGAAAAGTTTATAGTAGATACTTCTAGTGAAGTAGAAGAAACACCTATGCTAACATATGGGGGTGTGCCAATTAAAAGAGAAGAAATAAAAAGTCAGTTAGATACTTTAATACCTTCTATGGTTGAAGGGAGATCTATGAAAGAATATCATGCAGGAGGATTATATCATAATATAAATCATAAGAAAAAATCAGGAACTTCTAATTCTAAAAAGGATAGTACAATTAGCACTAAGGCTTATTCAAACATGCAAGAAGGATTTCCTAAAAAACAAGGAGACACAGAAAGTGGGGTGGTTGATCCAGATTATAAATTCACAAGAGGTAGCTATAACGTTAGTGATACTGATATTAGTGATGTAGATTTTGATTTATTATATAATGCAGTTGAATCTCATGAACATAGAGGATCAATAGATGAAGAAGGGTATAACTCTTTTATTAGAACTAAAGCAAAAAAATCAGGATCGTCTGCCTATGGTCCTGTGCAGTTGACTGGAAATTTACTTAAAAATATAACTACTCCGGGTATAAGAAGATTTTATGATGTAGAAAATATGGATACTGAATACCACAAACAATTAGTAGATCAATCTAAATTATTTCTTAAATATGGAGGAGGAGATTATGTAAAGTACTATAATAAAGAAACTGGGCAATACGACGGATTAGATAAAGAAGACATACTAAACACATATGAATATGGAGGTGAAGGATTTCTTGGTGATTCAGATGAAGATAGAGAAAAGTATAA